AGACATTCTCGCTCATATCTTCCACGGCTTCTACAATCCTGTCGTTTGTCAGTTCAATCAATGCGCGGGTTTTCTGCTCGCTGTCGGCTACTTGCAGGGTTATTTTGTCGTCGGTGACGCTGATTCCGTTATTTGCCTGTCGCAGTACATCGTCAAGCGCGGCTCTTAATGATTCTATGGTGTCGCCGATTCCGTGAATATCTTTGATTTTGTGAACCTGTGTAAAATGTACGCCCTGCGTTACGACTGCCGCCGCTTCGTTCGCCGCGTCTATTGCCAGCTTCTCGGTTTCTTCCAGTTCGGCGTGTGTTACCGTGTCGGCTGGGATTCCCTTTTTTTCCGCCGTTTTTCGTTCTGTGATGTTGCTTTTGTAGTCGGGTATAGTTCCACTGTCGTAAATGGCTTCGTTATAGTTTACAACTTCCAAATTAAAGCCCTTTTCGCTCCGCTTTATTTGGCTGATGATGTACTCTGTTGTTACTTTTGTAAACTCGCCGTTTTCGTCCAGTTCGCCGAAACTGAAAATGTTTTCCTGTTCGGGTTTTGCGTTCGCGCTGGTTCTTATCTGTGTATTTACCGTTAATTCGTTGGTTGTTCCCGTGCCGCTCACTTTGATTGATACGGGTTTCACGCCGTCGGCTGTGAAGCAGTTAGCAATGATTCCGTATGTTTTGGCTGGGTCAAATGTCAAAGGCTCGTTTGTGTAGATTTTCTTTAAAAGCCCGCTTTTCCACTCGCAATCGCGGATTGTATAGCCTTTGCCGATTCCTATTTTAAGGCTGTCGTCCTGTACCAAAATCTTAGAGAATGGCGTGTAAAAAATGCCCTCGTTTCCCGCTTCAATAATCGTAGTTTTCGGGCGCAATACTTCTATAGCCATAAGGCGGCGGGCATACTTCACGATATGCTCAAAGGTTGTAATTCCTGTTACCGTTATATCTTTAATAAGGCTGTCTTGGTTGAGCGTCTGCCCCTCGCGCATTACTAAATATGTGTCCTCTTGGTACAAATCGCCCTTACTGTTGATGTATTTAATGCGCAGTCCGTCCGTTCTCCGCCCGAATGTCTTTTTATTCTGAATATTTATGATGTTCTGCGGGTTATAGACTGCCAGCGCGTTTTCCTGCGGTCTGTCTATCGCAATCGCCCGCCGTCCGTAGATGTCGTAATAAATACACGCGCCCGTTGCTTCCATGATGTAATTTAATACATCATCTTTCTTTGTGTTCTGCGTTATAGTCCAGTCGAACTTGTAACCGTTGCTTTCGCAATGCTCGTAATATTCGCCCAAACTCTCTAAATCTAACTCGCTGTCGGCGCGGCGGCTTGCTGGGTGGCTTGGGCTGGTTTCGATTTCAAGAACCCATGCGGCGGGGTTGCGTGTAGCCGTCTTTGTCGCGCTCCATGCCGTGCCGTTCCATGTGCGGGCTATGCCGTGAGTTACGATGTTTATTTTTTTAAGTTTATCCTCGTTTATCTTTGTCGCTTTCAGCTTCAAGCCTAAAATCGTACAGAAAGCCCGCTCCCTGTCCTCTACAATCTTACACGGTACTAATTCACCCGCGCTTTTATCGGGGTCAAAGCAAACGCTCTGATAATACAATACATAGCAATCGTTATGTATCATACTATCACCCGCATTGCCGCCGTTGCGTACTCTGATATAAATAGCGTTCGCGCCGTTTGCCTGTACCGCCGCATAGTCCGCCGCTGTAAAATCCTTGTGGGCTACATAACGCAATTCTTTAGTAGAAACATTGCGCTTGAATGTATTTGTAGCCGTTCCGTTGTTGTTAAATGTGAAGTCATTCCAAGATGTGCCGCCGTCGAGCGAATATTGCGGCGTGATAGTTGTTTGTGTTTCTATCTTGTCGCCGTCGTTGTTCATTGCATAAAGTCCGTAGGGGAATGTAATAGCAATGTCTACATCTTTTGCGTATGGGTTGAGCGTGTAGGTTAAATATTCCTGTGTACCCGCTTCTACATCGCTATCGTGCGGGATTTCGTCATTACAGGCGTAAGATTCCGTTTTGTAGTTTAGGGCGGGCAGGGCGGTCAATAACGCGCTGTCCTGTGCAATCTCTATTTTTCCGTCCTCTGCGAAAATACCCGCGTCAATGTTATATGCGCCCTCTTGCGGTGTGTTGCTGTTGAATGTCTTAATTTTGATGTCGTCTATTGCTACGGTCTGCAAAATCTGCTTGTTAAATCCGCACTCTAGCGCGGTGTAGGTGTATTCGTCCGCGCCGTCCTCTCCTGTAATCTGATAAAACGGTTTGCTTAAAAGGTACGGTGTGAAAAAATGCCGCCCGATAATATAAGGCTGGCTGTTGCCTGTTGCCAATGTGTTTGACGCTCCGCGCAAAAACGGGCGGTTGTCGATGTCGCTTTTGTTTGTAAGTTTCTTTACTTTTTCAAGTTCTTCCTGTGCTTTTTCTGCGGCTTGCTTTGCCTTGTATGCCTGTACGCCGCCGACTACCGCCGCGCCAACGGCTACTACTGCAACAACCACCAGCGTTACAATTAACGCAGTCGTTCCGCTGGGGGTGAGCCTTATTGTAGCGGTGTCGTTTTCTTTCAGCCTGTAATCGGGATTCTTGATTTTTCCGTTTATTAAAATGATTGCGTTTTCAAGGTCAAAATCGGACAGGGCTTCCCTTACTGTCTGCCCCGCCTTAACTTCAATCGGTGTTTTTTCGTTCGATAGTGTTTTGTATAATGTGGCTTTCATCTGCTAGAACCTCATAAAATGCTATGGGGCGCAATGCCGCCAATGGTGATATTTTTACTCCCTTGTCGATTGTGGCGTGTAGAACTTTTCCGCGTTCTACGATGTAACCCACATGAACATTGCCTTTGTAGATTGAATATACAAGCCCGCCGACTTTCGGGGCGGGTATTTCCCTAACATTCAATCCCCCGCTTATATAGTCATTCACGCCGTCGGCTGGTAAATCTACAATATCGCCGTACAAATCTTTTAGCGGCGTTCCCGCCCGCTTGCAACATTCCATTACTACGCCGTAGCAGTCAAAGCCGTTTTTGTCGCGCCCGAATTTCTTAAAAGGGATATTCAATAAATCATCGTATTTCATTTTTAATTGTTCCCCCTGTTGTTGTAGGAATTAAAAATCAATGCTGGGAATGTCATTCCGCCCCTATCGTCTTTGTTTAGCTTCATTTCCAGCTTTGCGCCGCTCCATGTCGCTTCACCGTATTTATGTTTGTATACTGCAATAGGTTCTACTTCGTCGCCGTTGAACACTCCTATTACATCTACGCGGAAATAATAGCAATCTTCCAGCAGTTCTATTATTTCGTCGTGTTCTACCAATTCCACATTAAAGGTCGCTTCGCCGTCGGTGGTCGGGGTGTATGTGAAATTGCTTGCAGAATAAACTTGCCCGCCATAGGTCATATCTTGATTGTCGTTAATCAGATAAATGTGCGTTGCTCCGTCGGGGCTGTACAAATGCACCAAATACGGCAGATTATAGCCGCCGCCCTCTGCTAGTTGCCTGTAAATATTCATGCGCCTATTCCTCTTTTAATTTTATGCTGATTTCCTTGTATTTCTGCCCCGTCCAGCCGTCTACTTCGATTTTATAAAGTTTCGTCCCGCTTCCAGTTACGATGTCGGTTAGATAAAATGGGATTGTTCCGCTTTTCACGGTGTTTTCAAACCAGTATAGAAAATGCTCAAACTCTGTTTTTCCCGCAATTTTCGGCGTTCCCTTATCCTTGCACCGTAGGTTTAGGCTGTGGGTTTTCTTCGGTACGCTGTTTCTTAGATATGATATTTCGCGCCCGCTCTTGAACTCTACTTTTTCAACATTGTCTTTATATCTGCCGTCCTGTCCGTAAAAATCCGTATTTACATACTCGCACCAATTCTGCGCCATATCTGCCCCCTGTACGCTTTCGCTTTTCTTTTAGATTCCGTAATAATCGCCCGCCGCTCCCTGCTGTGCCATATTCAAAGCGTTGGTGTAGCGTCCGTTTTTAAGACTGTCGTTTACGCGAGCGTCAATCAGCAATTCTATTTTATCCTTGCTGATTTGCGGCTGTGCGGTTACGAGGTTTGACGCGCTGTTGTTTATAACGATGTTTGTACCGCCGCCCGCGCCTTTGCTTCCGCCGTTGATAAAATCCCACAATCCTTTCTGCTGGTTCATGTTCATTACCATTTCGCGGCTGTTAAGGTTTGCCGCTATGTTGTCGCCGTGTGTCGATGTTCCCCCGATAATGCCGCCCGTGCTGAAACTTGGCGGGGTCGGCTTGCTGGCAATGATAGACGCAATTTGAACCGCTCCCGCCGCTCCGACTAATGCGCCCGTAATCAATCCAGCAACGCCGCCCTGTGCGATTGCCATAGAAATACCCTGAGCAATGTTTGCCGTAGCCTGTAAAATGCTTG